ACAATTTACTGTGGGCGGGACTGGCATATCAGTACACAAATATCTAGGAATCTTAGACCAAGGCCCTAGCAATGATCTCAGCCAACCGCAGGCAGCACAGGATGATCCTCTAGCTATCCAGGACTTTTTGTTTTTAGAGAACAGAGATCGCAAATACGAGCAAGATGTATACAACATACGTGGCATCTATAATGTCGCTGACACAGACTTTGATTTAAGCCAATTTGGTTTATTCTTACAAAACGACACCCTGTTTATCACATTCCATCTTGCAGACATGGATCGCATTTTAGGTCGCAGATTAATGAGCGGTGACGTTCTTGAACTGCCACATCTTAAAGATTATAATAGTTTAGACACAAGTTTAGAAGTTGCTCTTAAACGCTACTATGTGGTGCAAGAAGGCACTAGGCCCACAGAAGGGTATAGTCCCACCTGGTGGCCGCATCTATGGCGTGTTAAGTGCACACCACTGGTAGATAGCCAGGAGTACCAGGATATCCTTAATAAGATACAAATTAACGAGAACACTGGCGAAAGTACAGGTAACACACTTAAAGATCTTCTTAGCACATATTCCAAAGAGCTCGAGATTACCAGCAAGATTGTACAACAAGCAGAAGTAGAAGTTCCCAAGAGCGGGTATGATACCAGCAAGTACTATGTAGTTCCAGCAGACGAAACTGGTCAGCCCATGGATCCAACAGGATATACCGCTGATGTTTCTAGCCAATCTGCCGACTCTGCTCTTATTAGTGCTGACAGTACTCGAATTTCTCCTGAAAACTCCAATGCATACAGTGGCTATTTGGTTGGAGACGGACTTGCACCAAACGGAGAATACGTATCCATGGGTACTAGTTTCCCTGGAACGGCAGTAGAAGGTGATTATGTACTGAGATTAGACTTTTTACCAAACAGATTATTCCGCTTTAATGGCACACGCTGGACCAAGGTTGAAGACAACGTTAGAAGTAATCCAACACATGGTGAGAGCACCAGCCTCAAGTCAGGGTTTATTAACAACACTGCAACAACTACACAGGATGATAACACTGTGATATCACAGCGTCAAGCATTAAGCAAGGCGCTTGAAATTCAGGAAGATAGTTAATGGCACAAGCCTTCTTTTACGATTCTCAAGTACGCAGGTTCTTGTTACAGTTTATTCGTGCATTTTCAAACTTCCAAGTTGAGTTTGGCAAGGACAGGGATGGAAATGTTACACTACAAACTGTTCCTGTAAAATACGGCGATGCTACACGCATGGTTAGTAGTATTATCAAAGATAACAGTGAGAACAAGATTACTCCAACGCCAATGATCAGTTGTTATATCAACGCTATGGAGTATATGCCAGAACGTAGACAAGATCCTACATTTGTAGACAAGCGTCACATTCGTATGAGAAAGTTTGACGAGAACACTGGAGAGTATACCACACAACAGGGTAATGCATTTACTGTTGAAAGATTGATGCCTGTGCCATATAACTTGACATTAAATGTGGACATATGGACCAGCAACACTACACAGAAATTACAGTTGTTAGAACAGATTTTAGTTTTGTTTAACCCTACTTTTGAAATACAGAGCACCGACAATTATCTAGACTGGGGAAGCCTCAGTTATATTGAACTAACTGGAACAACTTGGAGTAGTAGATCAGTTCCAGTAGGTATTGATGATCAGATTGATATTGCTACTTTAACATTTAATGTTCCAATTTGGATTTCACCGCCTGCTAAGGTAAAGAAACTGGGTGTTGTTAATAAAATTATTGCCAGCATTTATGATGAAAGTGGAGACCTTGATGACCGTGCAATTGACAACAATTTGTTAATGGGCACTAGACTAAAATTTACTCCCATGAACTACGGAATACTATTACTGGGCAACACATTGACAATTTTGGAACGTCAAGAATCAGTAACCAATAAAATAGACCCAACAAGTATTGAGAACGACCCACCAGTTAAAATTGGTGTTGACGATGTTACGTGGAGAGCAGTGATTAACCAATATGGAGAGTTGCAAGCTGGTATAAGTCAGGTTAGGATTGACTTTGGAACAGGCGAGATTGTAGGCACTGTAGCCCACCACCCAACAGACGATACAAAACTCCTGTTCACTGTTGATACTGATACTATACCCACAAACGATTTAGACCCTGTTTTAAAGGTTATTAACCCCCTGAAGGTAGGACCAGATGCAGGGCTTGCTACTGCCGCAGTTGGACAGAGATACTTAATTCTTAGAGGAATTGGTGCTGATGGTAACACAGATGGTCCAGATGCTTGGAAAGACACTACTGGTAATGATTTTACTGCTGGCGCAAATGACATCATTGAGTATGATGGAATAAGATGGAATGTATCATTTGATAGTAGCACAGACACAGGCATTCATTATACAACTAATACCAACACTGGAATACAATACAAGTGGACCGGAGAGGCTTGGGTTAAGAGTTACGAGGGTGAATACAAGGCCGGAGAATGGCAATTAGTAATTTAAAACGGAGTGCTGGTGCTGTTTTTTTCGCCAAGTCTACACAAAGATTTTTATTCTTATTAAGGGATGATACCAGTTTTAAAAACACCTGGGCGTTTGTTGGTGGAAAAATAGACGCTGGTGAAAGAACAATAGACGGTCTATATAGAGAAATATCTGAAGAGATTGGATCAGTACCTGATATAGAAAAACTAATACCCATTGACCAATTTACTAACACTAAAAAAGGCTTTGAATATCACACCTTTATTGCTGTTGTTGAGGATGAATTTATACCCGAATTAAATCAGGAACACAAAGGCTATGCTTGGACTAAGTTGCAAGGATGGCCTGAGCCATTGCATCCTGGTGTTTTCTCCACAGTAAAAACATATGAAATTGCTGATAAGATCGCTACAGTAGTAGCTTTATTTCGCAGTAGCACCTAGTTGGGCCAATGATACATATTCACCATAGCCAATCTGATTATAGTTCTTAAGCCATTTCCAATTCTCTGGGATTTCTAATCCCTTGTGTTGAACAACCCTAAAAAAGTTAACATCGTCGTACACTGTCATAATTTCAGTTAATTGATTTTCTATTTTAGAGTTCAGTGTTGTTACACTTTCTGGCAAAGGCCCGTATGCATTAGTAGATTTTGGATATATATGTGTATCGTTTACTTCATAAAAATCAAATCCCAGCATATAGACATCAGTGTGTCCATCAGCACATGCTAGGTTAAGAGCCAGTGGGCCTGCAAAGAATCCACTGGGAATTTGTGGGTAAAGATGAAACATTCCAGGATACCTGGAAATGTTTTTTGGGTTACTGTAAACGATGTTTTCTTCACAATAATCAGTTTTTTCTAAGTTACGACACAGGTCTACATGCATGCATATCAAAAAGGTAGGATCGAATTCTGTATAAAGAGAATTACAGCCATAACTTTGTCCTACACTTTCTGCTCCGTTAGCACCGCCGTGCTGACCATGAAGCAATCTTAAATCAAACTTTTTTCTGCTTCGGCCATTACCAATAACATGCGCTACACCAATGTCCGACTCATCTTGAACAATCGTTTTAGGTACCCAGGTTTGATTATTTGATTTTTTACCCTGTTTCCAACTAATATTTTCTGAAAGCATTTCGCCTTCATAGTCTCGGGTATAAAACTTAGATATCATTACTTGGCGCCGATGACTACTTCAATTACTTCAACACCACGACTGTCTTTGTCTTCAAGACTCTTTCCAATAATAGATCCAGCAGGCGGACTACTTTCTTCACGCCATGCTTCTGCAACACCAGGCTCAGTACTAGTAATCATTAAGTCTCCTTTGCGTACAAATCCAGAAACTTTAGTAGGAACACGACCTAATAACCCAACAGCAGGGTTCATTTCGTCAGTCTGATCTTCTTGTCTGTGTGGACTATTCATAATAAGATATGGTTCTGTAGAAACTACTCCAAGTACTCGTCTATCCATCTTCTGAGTTGATTGCGTAATTTCATTTTCGCCACCAACAATAACCACTGTTCCTGGTTCATAAACCGCATCAGCCTGATATCTTTCTGCAACGTCAGCATATTTTGCCGAGCGGGATGTTACTTCAAATCCACCTTGTAAAGCGATAATAGCATCTCTAACTTGATCTGTCAAAACAACCTCCATTTAAACTCTTATTATTTATAAAAAATACTCATTTACTCTATAAATTTAAATAAAGCGATAAATTACTATTCTGGTTCAGTTGGCCAGGTAATCTCACCTTGAACAGTTGTATCATCATAATTTGATGTTATATCTCTTAATGCTTGTCTATAAACACGCCATTCATCCGACATTGTAACATCACTATTTGCCATCCAATCACTTTTGGTAATCTTTTCATTACGTTCAGAACGAAGTCTTTCCCAGGCTCGCTCTGCTGCGCCAGCATTCCAAGCTGCTTCTTCTGCATCACGAGCTTCCTCTTCAGATGCTAGCAGATAGACATAATGTCCATTTATTAATTGGGCGTGCCTACCTTCTTCCCGCTCAGCAGGATCGAGAGGAGCTTCTTCGTAACCCAAATCAATTAAATTTTGTGGTAATGTCATTTGTTTTCCATCCTATACGTTTGCTCGTCTATAGAGTTTAAATTGACCGTTTGTAAACCAACCTGGATAACTGTCATAAAAAGATATTCCCGTAATTGCAGAACCAGTATCCCGCCAAAATCCAGCACGTCTTATATGAAATTGAGAGCCGTTATGATCTCTACCTGTGCTGTTTAAATACCAGTTTGTATACAAAGATGATGCAGCTCCTGGATTTATTATTTCTAAATCAAATGAGATGTGATTACCACTAGAATAACCCCAGTAGTCACTGAGCGGAATGTTTGATGATGTATTGAAGATAATACGATCAGTTTCGGTATTATAAACAGAGCTACTGCTGCTACTATAATGCTCCTCACCGGCCTGGCTATAATAGGAGCTACTACTTGTGTAACCATTATTACTTAGCTCAAATCGAGCTCTCAATTCCGTATAACTGTTGTATACTACAAGGTGTTGTGCGACTATTTTGTAATCATATCCTGATGAAAAAGAACTGTAAAAGTTCACGGAGGTAGAATAACCTGTGTTGTTCGTGGAGACCGTAGTTGTGGAAACATATTCCCAACCGCCGCCTCCGCCTCCGCCTCCAGCAGCTTCTAGTCCAATTGTTCCTGCTGAATGATCATAAGTAAGAACATAATTATCTTGACTTAAACCAACTGTTTGGTCAGCATCAAAAGTAAAGTTACCTAGCAGTACATTACCAGTTCCATTCGGTTCAAGATCAATATTAGCATTTGAAGATGTTACAATCTTAAATCCAGTAGTGTTTAAATTACCACTAAGTGCTGGGTTTGTATCATTTACAAGACCGGGTGCG